GGTAACAAAGCATCATTTAAAGCGTATGCAACCAATCATATCACACCTAAACAAGTGCATTTTGGCTTTATTTGAAATGATCCTTTGTTTTTTTCTAAGGAAACCCCATGTTTGAAGCATTTGTACTCATCTGTCTCATAGGACAGCCTACTATGAACGCAAATTGTGAAGAACTGATGGATACACGAGGCCCGTACAAGACTCACGACAAGTGTTTATCACGAGTATATGAGATTCAAAGGGAATTATCCCTGTACAAACCTCACATGGAAGCAAGAGCATACCGTTGTGACGAATTTACTCCCGAAACAAAGAAGCAAAGAGCGTGAAATAAGTCCTCAACAAGAGGAATTTCTGGATCATCTCTTTGAAAATGGTGGTAATGTCACCGATGCAGCCCTAAAAGCAGGTTATGCAAAGGGATCTGTGACATGGCTACGCAATAGTTTAGCAGATGAGATCATCAGACGCACCCAAAACGTGCTATCTATGAACGCATTTAAGGCGGCTACACGCCTTGTAAGCACAATTGACAACCCAGTACCCGAAAGAGGTGACGACCTACGCTTCAGGGCGGCAGAATCGCTGTTAAACAGGGTCGGACTGGGTAAACAAGAAACAACCAACGTAAATGTGCAGGCTGTACACGGTATTGTCCTGTTGCCACCTAAGAAAGACGTAGTCATTGATGGAAATTGAGTGGTGGCAAGCACTCTTGGTTACAATGGTATCGATTAACACAACAATCAACCTTATTGTATTCTTCAGAGGTAGAAAAGTATTTAAAAAGGGAACAAACAATGGCTGACGCACCCAAGCGTGGTCGCCCAAAGAAAGACCCCAACGCTCCTAAGCAAAGATACCACTACTCTGCAGAAGTCAAAGCACGTAAGCAAACGCAACGTAGACTATCTGAAGCAAAGAAACGAGCAAAGAAGGTAACGCAACAGGCTGAAAGCAAACGACGTTACGCACGAAAGCTCGAAGAAAAAATAACCAAAATAGATAAGGCTCTGAACAGCAATGAAACTAACGTCATTGATAAAAAAGATCTTGACCAACTTCCAGATGTCGTTGAACAACTGGTGGATGGGCGTGAAATTATTTTTAAGCCAAACGAAGGACCTCAAGAAGAGTTTCTTTCCTCAAGTGAAAGAGATGTTTTGTACGGTGGTTCAGCAGGTGGAGGAAAAAGCTTTGCCCTTCTTGCAGACCCGTTACGGTATTGCCATAACAGCAACCATCGTGGGCTTCTTCTTAGGCGTACTCTGGATGAGCTAACAGAACTTATTGACAAATCTCGACAGTTGTACCCACGAGCGTATCCCGGTGCAAAGTTCAGAGAGTCAAAGTCAACATGGCACTTTCCGTCAGGTGCAACGATTTGGTTTACGTACCTTGACAAAGACAAAGACGTAACACGATTTCAGGGTCAGTCCTTTAACTGGATAGGCATTGATGAGATAACCCAATATCCCTCGCCTTATGTTTGGGATTATCTCCGTTCACGACTCAGAGCAACTGATCCTGAACTACAAAACAATCTGTACATGCGTTGTACAGCGAACCCCGGAGGAGTCGGAGGTTGGTGGGTCAAAAAGATGTACATCGATCCATCACAACACAACTCGACTTTTCCTGCATCGGACATTGAAACAGGAAGACCTTTTGTATGGCCCAAAGGGCATGAGAAGGAAGGTCAACCTCTTTTTTATCGTAGGTTTATACCTGCACGTTTGACAGACAACCCGTATCTGTTGGCTGACGGACAATACGAAGCGATGTTGCGTTCGCTACCCGAAGTCGAGCGTAAGCGACTTCTTGAAGGCGATTGGGAAGTAACGGAAGGTGCAGCCTTTCCAGAATTCAGCAGGAGTAGACACGTTGTTCCGAATTTTGAATTACCTACCAATTTCCCACGAATACGTGCGGCCGACTATGGCTATGCGAGTCCTTCTTGCGTTCTTTGGGGTGCTATTGACTGGGATAATAATATATGGATTTATAGAGAGTTATACGTAAAACAGTTGACAGCAGAAGAGTTAGCTGATAGAATACTAGAAGTAGAACAAGAAGACCCGACTCCCCACTATACAGTACTTGACTCATCGTGTTGGAACAAGACAGGCTTTGGTCCTTCCATAGCAGAAACAATGATGAGATGTGGAGTGCGTTGGATGCCCTCAGACAGAAACAGACTTCAAGGTAAAATGGAAATACATCGTAGGCTTGCTGATGACCCTAGAACAAACGAACCTAGACTACGAATATTTCCGAACTGTGTCAATCTTATCAAGCAGCTATCAGGCATACCTCTTAGCAAAACAAATGCAGAAGATGTGGACACAAAGGCAGAAGATCACGCATACGATGCTTTACGATATATGTTAATGACAAGGATGACAGGATATGTGTCGATTCATAAAACGCTTGGTGGTATCAAAAATCAGGTCTACCAGATGCAGGATCAAACATTTGGGTATTAATAAATGGCAGTAGAATTTAGTCAACAATTTGAACAATCACTTTCAGGTACACAGGGGGTACGATCTGATAAGATCGCAACTACACCTTTAGGTGTTTTGATTGAAAATTCAACCCGAAAAGACAAAAAATCATTTATGACTGTTTTGGCTAAAGGAGATTTACTAAACGCAACTATTCGTGATATAAACGACAATCCAGAAGTAAAAGAAAAATTTGGTAGATTTTTTGAGCAACAAGGAAAAGATAAAACCACAGCAAGTAGTGCTAACAAAGTATTAGGATCACTACAGCCATTTTTTGAAGAAGCGGGGTATCTAGGTCCTAAAGGTAGAAACCCAGTCAGAATGGTTCTTTCAAGTGTTATAGGCACAACATCAACCAAAGAACTTTTTTCTACAGACCCAATAAGAAAAGTACCAAGTCCGTATCCTTTTGAAACTTATTCTAAGTTAAAAGAAGTTATAACAGGATTATTAAATAGTGAAAACAAAGCTGAACGTCTAGCAGGAACTCAACTTGCTATGCACGTAATTGGAGGATACAGACCTTCAGATTTTAAAAATTTAAGAATAGAAAATATAAATTTTAAAAATGGTGTTGTATCAGGTCTTCAAGTTAAAGACAGAGGAAAGACAACAGAAAAAGCAGGTTACTTTCCTAAAATAATAAGAGACATACTACTTAAACAAATAGGAGATCCTACGGCTAAATCTGGTTTAGTTTTTCCGACAAATAATGAAGAAGTAATAAATGCCGCTCTTAAAAAAGCAAATATACCTACAGAATATACCACTGCAGGAAAGGTAAAACAAGGTGTTTTTACACTTGAGGATACCCGTAAATTAAATGAAACACATCTAACAAGTTTAGGCTACGATGAAAAAGATCCAGTAAGACTTGCCGCAACGTTACGTGCCAATAAAACGACAATAGGACAGTACGTTGCAACAGGTGCAGGTGGCAGAGACATCGAAGAATTATTTGTAAAAACATCTACCCCCCACGTAGCATTTACTGGCACAACAAGTCATGCACAGTATCTCGAAGATATAGGCGTAGATTCTTCTAATATAGTTAAACGTTATAAAGTAACTAACGATGTAATAGATAGATTTCCGTTAGATAGAGTAGAAGAGTTTCAAACTGCGTATCCTACGTTAGCTTACGAAGAAGGCAACAAAGTAATAACATCAACTTTAAGTCAAGTGAATAAAGGTAATGCAAAACTTTATCAAGAAGCTATAGGAAGTGAACTAGCAAAAAGAAAAGATGTAGCTGATATAGCTTTTGCAGAAACTGCTGAAGAAGCAGAAAAAGCAAGATTAAAAATTCAAGATGTAAAAAATCAAGTAAGAGCCGAAAAGAAAGCACTTGATATACTGGAACTAAAAAATAAAGGTGCAAACGCTTTAGATTGGATTACAAAGAATTTAGGCAAACCTTTGAAAAAAGGTTTTATAGGTGCTTTAGGATTTGAAACTGCTAGACAATTTATGCAAGATCCAGTTGGAACTGGAGCAGCTATGGCAAGTGACTTATTACTTGAAAAAGGAATTGGAACAGGTCCGGG